ACCCGGGGCCGTTCCTTGCTTCTGCCAACTGAGCTACACCCTGACCCGCCGACCTTCCACGATCGAGGCGTCTTGCGAGGTCCGGGCGGCGGGACTTGAACCCGCGACCAAGACCAAGACTATCCTCCGGCTGGCCGCCGGTGCCTGGTCAGGGCGTCGGTCGCGGCCTCCACCTGGGCGCTGGTCTCCCCCCGCAACACGTGCGCGTAGATCCTGCGTGTGACGTCCGGGGTGGAGTGCCCCAGGATCAACGCGACGATCTCGATCGGGACCCCGCCGGCCAGGAGCAGCGCGCACGCCCCATGCCTCATGTCGTGCAGCCGGATCGGCGGCAACCCGAGCCGGGTGGCATGGGCCTGGTGCTTCCGGGTCACGTTCGATGGCCGCATCGGTGTCCCGTCCGGCAGGGCGAAGATCAGGTCGTGGTCGGAGTAGTCCTGGCCGTACACCTTCCGGTCGTCGTCTTGGCCGAGGCGGTGCGCGGTCAGAGCAGCCTGCGCTGGGCCGGCGAGCGGAACCCACCGGTCCCCCGCCTCGGACTTGGTGACCTTGATGACCCGGGACTTGTGCTCGGCACTACAGACGGGGCAGACCCGTTCGGCGGGGGTCAGGATCTTCGACGCGACCTCGACGACGGTGGACCGGATCGTCAGACCTGCGCCGTCCGGGTCGAGGTCGGCCCAGCGTGCGCCGCACAACTCCGCTCGGCGTAGCCCGGCGTACGCGGCGACCTCGAACAGCGCGGCGAGCCGGTCCCGGCTGGTGTGCTCCAGGAAGGTGGCGGTCTGTTCGGGGGTCCAGAACGTCTCGGGTCGGCGGCGGCTGGTGGGGATGGCGTCGATGCGTCCTTCGGCGGGGTTGAGGACGATCAGGTCGGCCCGGACCGCGGCCGAGAGGGCGGCGCGGATGGTTCGGCGGTATCCGTCGAGGGTGGACGGCTTCCGGACCGTGACGTGCCGTCCGATCCGTCCGGGTGGCCGGGGGTTGGTCTGGGGTTTCGCGAGGTGGCGGATGACCTTGTCGATGTGCCGGCGCCGCAGGTCCCGCAGCCGCAGGTCCCCGAGCTGCGGGAGCCACACGTCGCGGACGTGACCCGAGTAGTTGGCTCTGGTCTTCGCCTCCCACCCTGCGGCGGTCCCGTCGGCGAGCCACTGGTTGAGCCATTGGCCGACGGTGACGGATCGGTCGTTGGTCCAGGTCCCGGCGTCCAGCTTGGCGAGGGCTTCGGTCATGGCTTGTTCGGCTTCGCCGCGGGTGCGGTACCCGCCGCGTTTGATCTGGTCGCGGGTCCCGTTGGGGCGGTGGCCGGTGTCGATGTGGAATGTCCATGAGCCGTGTGTGAGGCGGCAGCCGGTGATCTTCCTTCCTTGCTGGTCGCGGCATTGGCAGCGCTTGAACACCGACCCCCTCGCCATGCCATCTGATGCTATGCGGTCCCGGTGGGTGCGGGATAGTCCTGTAACCGGCTACTGTTGCTTGTCGATTGAGTGTCTGTGTTAGCCGGTCGGAGGGATAGGGATGGCGGGAAGTCGGTCACCTCAGATGACGGAGGCTGAGTTGCGGGCGTTGCCGGTGAGTGTGGATCTGGTGACGGCTGGCCGGGCGTTGCGGATTGGGCGGGAGCAGGCGTATCAGTTGGCTCGGACGGGTGAGTTCCCGTGCCCCATCCTGCGGTTCGGGTCGCGGTGGGTGGTGCCGCGGGCTGGGTTGTTCGCGGTGCTGGGGATCGAGGCCAACGCGTGAGCAGGGGGCCGATGGTCTACCTGTGCGGCGGGGACTTCACTCTCCGCCCGGACACTGAGTCCGACTGCCCCGACAGGGATACCCACAGCCCGATGCCGTCCGGTTACGTGGACCGGTCGATGTGGGCCGACGCGATGATCCGGGTCGGCGCCAATCAGCTGAGGTGCGGGACGTGCGGGCTGTACGCGGTCTGGACTCCACCCGCCTGCCCGCTACCGAAGGGGTACCGGTGACCGAGGCACTGCCGCCACCACTGACCGAGGACAGCGACCTGTCCCAGCCGTGGACGCTCATCGTGGGTCAGCGCCCGCCGCCCGGCCGCGTGCCCTGCGACCTGCCACCCGGCTGGACGCAGGTCGGATGCACCACCGGCGAAGGGTGGACGTTCGGGTCGGCCGACCCACACCGGGATGACCCGGGCAGCCTAGAGCCCGGCGCTTGACCTGACCCGGCACGGCGTGTTGTCCTGAATTGCCGGGATGTCGAGGTTCGGTCAAACGCAGGGCTCCAACCCGGTCCAGCCGCAGGACGGCTGACGGCCCCCAACCCCCGGAACGCGGCATCCCCCCGCCGCGGATCCGAAGGGTTGGGGGCCGTGCCGTCCCCTACGGCGCCGGGGTCCCGTTCGGTGCGACCGAGCTGGACGCCCACGCCAGGAACGCCGTGAGGATCATCAGGGTCTCCGCCTGACTGACCGCGCCGTCGGTGATGGCGGCGGTCACGACCTGCGCGAGGGCGCCAGCCAGCCCGGCGGCGGCCTTCACCCACGGCGAGGACGGGAAGTAGACGGCCGCGGCGGTCGCGGCTGCGACGAGGGCACCCCACCAGGGGACGGCGCCGTGGATGCCGCCGCTGGCGTTGAGTGCGTCCTGGAGGGCGACGGCCGCGGCGAGCGCGACGGGCGCGAGGTGCAAGATCGCCTTGCGGTAGTGGTGCAGGTCAAGCGTCGGCATTCGGGTCTCCCTGGTTCGGGCTTGGACCCTCGACCCCGCCACGAATGGTAGAGCGCTACCGGGGCCCGGGGACCGGATCTGTCGCGGGGCACGTGTAGGTGGGTGCGGCGGGGTCGAACGGGTCGGCCCGGGTGCACGTGTAGGTGGTGTCGCCGACGGTGAACGCCCACGACAGGGGCGGCTCCCCGCCCGCGCCGTCGGTCCCGGGTTGGCCCTGCACGCCAGCTGGTCCCGGGTCACCCTGCGCACCGACAGGTCCGGCCGGTCCTGGTTGGCCGTCTGCGCCGGCTGAGCCGTCCGTCCCGGCCTGACCCGCGGGACCGGGCGCACCCACCGCCCCGGGCGCCCCAGACGCCCCCACCGGACCCACCAAGCCAGCCGCGCCCACCGGACCCTGCAAGCCAGCAGCGCCAGCAGGGCCAGCCACGATCGACACCTGCGGCACCGGGACCGGCGCCTCACCCGCCGCCTCCAACCTGCGGTTCGCCTCCGCCAACCCCGCACCCAACTGCCGCGCCGTCGACTCGTTCGTCCTAGTCGCGGCCCGCAGCTCAGCGATCGACCCCTGCGCGTGGACCAGGCCCCCGATCATCCCGACCGCCGTCACCGCGACAGTCCCCGCCGCGGCGACGAGGAGCCACGACGACAACGGTGCACCCAACGGCCGCGCACTCAGAGCACCCGCCATCACTGCACCGTCCAGTCCCGGTGCGGGACCCCCAGCCGGGACTCCAACGACCGGGCGTACTCCCGGGCCTGGATCATCTCGAGCCGCAGGTCGTCCGCCTCTTTCTCGGCGATGCCGCGGAGGATGAACGCTTCGGACCGTTCCCGGGCGAGGCGGTCGTTGAGGTCGCGGAGGCCGTCCATGGCGGCTGCGTCGCCGCGGTCGACGCGGCGGGCGAGGACGCCTAGCACGGCCATGCATGCTGCGATCGCGAGTCCTGCGATGCCGCCGCGGACTGAGACGACTTCGGCGACGCCTTGGGTGATGTCGGCGGCTGGCACCGTTCAGGCCGGGTTGTCATGGTTGTTCAACGCGCACCTTGAGGTGCGGGTGTGTCATTGCGCGAGCCGGGCGGCGAGTAGGTCGGCAATCTCGGCCGCCGACGACGGGGTCAGCAGCGGCGCCAGCAACGCGGCGAGGGCCTCGACATCGACGACGGTCCCGCCGGTCGCGGGCGGCCGGGTCTGCAGGTCGGCGACCCCGGCCTTGGCGGCGAGGGACGCGCCGCGGGTCTCGGTCAGGACCTGGCCGATGGTCACCTGCATCGGCTTGGTCTTGTCGTAGGTGCCGTCCGCCTGCCACCCGGTCGTCACCACCCTGGCCAGCAGGCCGTCGATGGTGAGCCGGGACGCGACCTGCGCGACCCGGTTGACATCGTCATCGGTCAGGGGCACGTCAGCCTCCAGGGCCAGGTACTCGGTGACCCGTGAGCGGAAGTCGCCCATCGGGAAGTTCGGGTCGGACTTGCGGCCGGGCGGTGACGCGACTTCCTTATGCCCGAGAACATCAGTGATGTTCAGCCCGTACGCCTTGACGAGGGCGGCGCATCCCTTGGCGTACGAGTGGTACTGGAGGGTCGGCCACGCGCTGACCCCGTCGGCTTCGGCCTCGACCCCGATGGAGTTCTCATTGGCGTAGGACGGCCGCAGGACAACGCCCGCGTGGTAGCACAGCCCGGCCGCGATGACGTGCCAAGTCCCGGACCGGCCGAGCATGAGCTGCGCCAGCGGACCGGACAGTCCGGGCCGCCCGTCGCGGACGGTCCCCAGCGACGGCAGTTCACCTGTCGCAGGGCCGGCGGTGTGGTGACAGACGACGGTCTGTACCGACGTCATCTCGCCGTGGCCGCGGGTCCGCCATCCTGGTTCTTCGACGACGTTGAGCCCGGCGGCGTGTAGCACGCTGGCCAGGTTGGTGAGCATCACCGCGGCTCCCGGTTCCGCCCTGACCCCAACGGGCAGTATGCCGCAGGGGTCACGAGTAGGCCCGCGAGGCGAGGGTCGGGTGGTGCGCGAGGTGGTCCAAGCTGGTTCCGGCGACGGTCCGGGCGTAGGCGAGGAACGCGGTGGCCTGGGACGCGTTGTGCAGGGACAGGCCCCCGTACTGGACGGGGAGCATCGTCCCGGACGCGCCGGACGCGATCCCGCCGGACAGGGCCGCGACGGCGAGGTTCCCCGCGAACCCGGCGGCCTGGCCGGTGGTGACCCGGGCCTGCACCGGGCGCCCTGAGGTCCCGGCGAACGTGACGTAGTCACCAGCGACGACGGCGACCGGGGTCGCGGACACGGCGACGACGGTGGCGCCAGCTGCTGCTGCGGCGGTGGTGGTGAACAGGCTGTTGTTGACCGTGTTGGGGTACTCGATCAGGTGCGTCAAGCTGGTGTTGCCGTTGGCGAGGAAGTCGCAGTTGAAGATCGACGTCTTCCACGCGTTCGTGCTGGAGCAGTCGATGATGTGCGGCTGCAGGGAGTTCGCTGCCTTGAAGTGGCAGCCGAGGACGAACCCAGGCCCGCCACCGAACCGGATATGCCGAGCGGACGCGGACGCGGCGACGGTGTCGAAGTAGCAGCCCTCGATCAGCATCGGCCCGCCACCCACCTGATAGATGTGGTACAACCCCCCCGCGGAGGTGCTGGTGGTGTTGTGGGAGCCCTTGATGACGTGCCCGCCGGACTCGAACCTCATCGCCGCGGTCCGGAACGCGAGGAACCGGAACCCGAACACCATGCCGTCCGTGGCGCCCGTCGCGTCCGCTGGGGTGCGGATCCCGAGGTTGATGTCCCTGGCCCAGATGTTGTCGACCCGCCACGCCACAGGCCCGTCATCCGGTGCGAGGGTCCCGTAGGGGCGGAAGCACGAGTTCCCGGCGCCGTAGTTCCCGGCGAACTGGGTGCCGTTGAGCCAGAAGTCGTTGCAGTCCCACATCTGGACGAAGTCGAACTGGGTCATGGCGTTCGTGGACACCATGCCGATGGGGCCCAAGACGAAGCCGTGGGGGTTGTCGTTCTTCCGGGTCCCCGACGCGGCCTGCCCGACCTGCAAGAGCCGTTTCGTGGTCGTCGTCTGGGGGTCCGCCGCGGTCCCTGTCCCGGCCGACCCTGACCCGCCGATGTACCGCAGCACGGGCCCCGCGACCAGCTCATCACTCGGCAACGCCCGGTCCACGGTCGCCGGTGACCACCCGATCGGCCCGACCCCCCGGCACCAGTACGAGAAGATCGGGACCGAGTAGGACTGCCCCGCGGCTTCAACGCACGGATAGTCCCCGTCGCCGAGACCGACAGTGTGCCGGTCGACGTACGCCCCACCGGTCGGGGTCGGTGGGCTCCCCGTCCCGCACGCGGCGACAGCGTCCGCGATCGCCGCCGGAGCGCACAACCCCGACGCGAAGTCGGCGACCTTCCGGGTTGAGATGACGGACCCGGCCGCGCTGATCACGTCGTACCGGGTCGGGGTGATCGACACGTCCGGGAGGATCACCACGGCGTGCCCGTTGACGGGGATCGCGTACATCCGGGCGTCGAACGCGACGACCGCGAACCGGCCGAACCCGAAGTCCAGATACAGGACCCCCACGTCGGTGGCCGCGCCGAGGAAGTTCGGGACGAACCCCTGAGAGTCCGCAGTCAACACCCCGGCCGGGACCGCTCCTGTCGAGTTCCCGGCGGCGTCCATGTACTGCAGGTCAGTGACCTGTGACCCGCCCGTCGGCAACGTCCACGCAGTGCCGGTCGCGCCCGGCACCAGCGCGTTCGTTGCCGGGTTGATGACGCCGGACCCGGTGCCCCGCCAAAACTTTCGCCGTTCGGCCATCGTCGTCAGTCCCAGGGCTCGACGTACAGGTTGGAGGGGGTGGTGGCTGCGCCGACCCGGTTCACGGTCCCCGTCCCACCGGACCGGACGGAGGTGGCGACGAACGTCTTGGAGCCGGTCGCGGCGGCGGTGTAGAAGCCCTCGATGTGCCCCGCGTACTCGGCCGCCGCGACGGAGGTCAGGACCCGGTACCCCTGCAGTTGCCCGCCGGTGACGTTGTCCTGCCGGAGCCGGATCAGGACCCCGTCCCCGCCGACGGTCGACTGCCAGCTGGCGTCGTGGACGATCTTGTACCGCACCCCGGCGACCAGGGCGACGGTGATGGTGTCGGTGACCAGCTCGGTGCCGGTGATGTTCGCCGAGTTCGTGACCGCCGCAGTCAGGAACCGTTTCCGGGGGAACCACCTGGTGCCGCCGTACTCGGTGTACGCGCCGTCGGAGTCGAGCCAGGCCAGTTGCCCCGCCACCGGCGCCGTCAACAGGACGTCCCTAGCGGCGGCCGTCGCGAACCGCATCACCGTGTACGGCCCGATCGAATCCTCGGCCGTCTTCAAGTCGGCTGGCACATCGTTCGTGTTCGACGCCAACGGGTAAACGAACCCGTAACTGTTGGTGGGCATCGGTTCTACACCTTCCTGTAAGTGATCTGCAGGGCACCCGACGACCGGGAATCGGACAGCCCCGCATACACGATGTACGGGTCATCCGCGGCGACATTGCAGGCCAGCCCGTACCCGGACCCGTTCGACAGGGCCTGCCCCAGAGACAGAGGCAAGTCCACCCACCTCGACGTGCCGACCGCCTGACCCGCCAACGTCGTAGCCCCCGACAGAGACAGGGCACCGGCAGGCCGGGACTTACTGGTGTGCGTCGACATGGTGGGCGCTGCGGACCCGTAGACGCCGCCATCGAGGCGGATCAGCCGCATCCGCGCCTTGATGACGGTAGCCCCGGCGAGAGCCGCCGCGATCTGCGTCCCGTAGAACCAGGCGCCCGTGTTCCTGCCGAACGCGCCATTCCAGTCACCCTGATGCGGCTGATTAGACGTGTCGGTCCGCCACTTCCCGCCCCGGAAACACCCCGTCGCCGTAGCACTGAAAGTCCGGGTCACCGTGACAGGTTTCGCCACCACCGGCGGCTTAGGTTTCGGCTGCGACGGCACCGGCGCCGGTGCCCCCGCATTCCGGGCCGGAACCGGGTCAGCCGGGTTCGTGTAGGCGTCCAATACGACCGCCCGCTCACCCTGCGCCAGCACCACCACCGTGTCATTGACGGCAGGCGCATACCCACGCAGATGAGGCAACGTCAGCGAGCCCCCACCAATGTCGACGGACACGACACCCGTGCCCGGGGTCGCAGTCACCGTCCCCAGCAGATAGTTGGCCCTCTGCCCCGGCCGCAGCAGCTCCTCCAAGATGCGGCCCATCAGGTCGCCACCTCGATCGTGGACGTGTCCAACGCCCGCACCGTCACACTCATCCGACCTGGCCGCAACGGAAGGGACAGCCGCACGATCCGGCCCTGCATGGTCCGGTCGGGCAGGACCACAGCCACCGGGTCGTCCAGCTCCAAGAGGTAGTTGGGTGGGCAGGTGATCGGGATCTCTCGTTCCCGGCCGCGCCGGTAGTTCGCGAGCCGGGTCGCGGCCGCTTGCCCGGCCTGCCCTGGGGTGGTCAGCAGCGGCGACGAGTATCCGAGGGGGACCCGCCCGAACGGGCCGCCCCAGCGTGTCGGTGATGCGGGGTCCGTGTCGTAGGCGATGCCCTGCACTGGTGCGTGGTCGGTGTCCGCGTCGCCTGTCGCGACGACTGCGTTGATGACGCCGTCCCTGGTGAGCTCGGTGGCGTAGTCGACGATGTCGCCGCCCTCACCGACCTGGAAAGTCCACACCGGGATCGCCCCGTACTGGGTTGGGCGGACCAGCCGCAGCGACCCCTCAGAGTCGACGATCAGGTTCCCGCCGATCGACCTGGCCAGCGCCTGCAACGCGGAAACCCGGTCGTCCTGGTACACGGTGCCCGCCGGGACGGGCGCATCCGTCAACGCCCCGTCGATCTCCCCGATCGGGACGAGGTCCTCCACTAGGCGGCGGATCTCGGACACGACCGTCGCCCCCGCAGGCGGCTGCTCGGCGACGATGAACCGGTAGTCGGCCAAGATCTGCATCCGGTCCAAGCACTCCAGTTCAATGGTGGCGCCGCCGTGCCGCCACACCCCGGCCGAGCGCATCCACCTCTCCTTCGGGCGGGCCACCTGGATCCGGAACCAGCCCAGCCCGGTCGGGGTCGCGTCGGCGTAGCCGAGGCCGAGCACCGACATCGACACCTTCAGTTCCTGCCCGAACACGGCCAACGGGTCCGTCGCAGCCCGGGGGACGAGCCGCCCGTCCGGGTCGGCGACAGTCACGGTCAGGGTGTGCCGGACGTCAGCGTCGGAGTCGCCGTCGATGCTGCCGCCGACGATGGGAAGGTCCTCAGCGGTGGACTCCCCGTCGTACCAGGCGTCGGCGTAACTCCGCAGGATCGTGGACCCATAGAACACGGCCGGGTCCAAGTCCGGGGCCGACCTCATCAGGACGCCCCCTGCTGGACGAGCTGCAGGTAGGTCCGTCCGGTCGCCGTCAGCTGGGTGTACGACTTCCCGGTGCCCGTCATGTCGGCGTACGTGTAGAGGGGGCCGGCGAGTTCGGGGGCGGGTCGGGCGACGATGGTGGCTTCGAGGTCGATGTACCGGGCGCCTTCCCCGATGCGCCCGATCCGGCGCATGACGATGGTGCCGACGCCGAGGAACGCGGCCGGTAGGTCCCAGGTGGGGTCTGGGACGCGGAGCAGGACGACGGGCGCGGCCCGCAGTACGGCCCTGATCGTGTTTCTGACGGTCGCGTTCTCGGCTGTGAGGGTCAGGGAGTACGAGCCTTGGGAACGGGTCCCGGACACTTGGATGCCGAGGGCGGACCCGACGGGGGTCATGATGTCGCGGTCGATTTCGAGGGTTTCGTCGGGTGGGGTTCGGAGCCGGACGGGGGCGGCGTTGTCTGGGGCGAGTGGGTCGGTCAGCCAGGACGTGGCGGACCCGACGATGATGGCGGCGCCGGCGGATTCGTCGGATGCGACTCCGGCCGGGTCGTATGTGACAGCGGTGTAGGTGAGGGTCTGACCGAAGGGTGCCTCGAAGTCGGCGACGGTGAATGCCCCGGCGATGACAGCCTTCGATGCGCCGCGGACGATGACCCGTTGCCCGGTGCCGTCGGTGCGGTACACGGTGACGGTGGTGGTCCCCGCGGCGGGGAGGGTGACGGTGACCTGCACCCCTGGGGAGGGTGCCGATAGGGCGGTGACGGTGACGGTTGGTGCGGTGAAGAACCCGCCGGGGATCGGCATCTAGATCGCGCCTCTCCTGGATGAGGCGCGGCGGGCGGCGCCGTCCAGTTTCCGGTCCACGAGGACACCCATGACTTGTCCGTCCATTTCGACCCGGATCCCGGCCCTGGCGAACGCGGCGACGACGGCGGCGCCGATGTCTTCAGCGGTCAGGGTTCCGGTGCCGCCAGAGGTGAGGAGCTGGTCGAGCATGCTGGTGTGTTCGGCGCCGAGGATCCGTTCGGGGCGCCCGGTCCGGTTCACGGTCAGCGACGCCCCGGGCTGTAGGAGGCCGCCCTTGTCGTATGCCCAGTGGATGTGGTTCTGGTGGTCGCGTGCGGTGACTCCGGAGTAGGTGTGTTCGGAGCCGTTGCGGATCTGTCGGCCGCCGGCGGGGGTGAAGATCAGTTCCTTTGAGTTGGGGAAGTTGGCTTTGATCCACTCGAAGACGGCCATGATCGGTGGCACGTCAACTGCCCGACCGGACGCGTGGTACGACGGGTTGCCGGTGGCGGTGACTGCGCCTGGCCGGAACCCGGAGATCAGTGCCAGGCCGGGGAACGCGCCCCGCAGGATCTGCATCTGCTTTTCGAAGCCCAGGCCGCCCTGCCCGGAGCCGCCGAAGAAGTCTGCGAGCTTTCCGCCGACCCCGCCGAGGGCCTTGAGCGCTTTCGATCCGAGGCCGCCGATGCCGATGAACCCCTTCGACACCATCGCGCCGAGCGCTTCGGGGAGCCCACCGAGCGCGGTCTTGGCGATGTTCAGGGGGTTCGATGATGCGAGGCCACCGATCAGGCCTTGGATGAGGTGCACGCCGAGGCCGTGGAACACGGTGGATGGGGACCGGATCCCGAAGTAGTTCTTCACTGCGGTGACGATGCGGCCACCGATGTCGGAGATCCAGGACCCGACGCTGCGGGCGGCGGAGAACATGCCGTCCCGTAGCCCGGTCAGGATCGCGGATCCGGCGGAGTACAGGGTGCGGCCGGTGTTCCCGAGCGCGCCTACCAGTTTCCCGGGGAGTCCGGCCATGAACCTGACCGCTGTCCCGACCCCGGAGGTTACGGCCGCGACGAGCCTGGTGAACGCGGCCCGGGCGACGGCGACCGCCGAGGACCATCCGGCTGCGAAGAATCTGCCGATGGCGGACATGCCGCCCGAGATGGCGCGCCCGATCAGGGACAGCCCGGACCGGGCCAGGCCCAGCAGCAGGCCGAGCCCGCGAGAGAACAGGGTCTTGTACAGGGACCAGCCGCCGGTGATCAGTTTCCCGATCCCGGTGAGGGATCCGCGGAAGATCCCGACGAGTACGGCCCAACCTCCGGTCACGATCCCTCGGAGGAGCCCGAACCCGAGCTTGAACAGTTTCGCGACTCCCAAGTTGAGGGCGACTTGGATGACCCCGAGGATCGCCTTCCACGCGCCGGACACGATCTGTTTGATGCCTTCCCACAGGCGTGTCCAGTCGCCGGTGAGGACGGCGGTGATGACGTTGAACAGGCCGGCGAGGATAGTGAGGACGCCTTTGACGACGTTGACGACGCCCTTGAGTGCGCCGACGACGGCGGACCCGAACACGGACAGCAGGAACTTGGCGATGGGTGCGACGGCTGGGAGGAACGCCGCGAACGCTGGGACGAGCTGGGTCGAGATGATCTTCCCGATGTCGGTGAACGCCTTGCCGAGGACGTCCCGGATCTGGCGGCCGGCGGCCAGCAGCGGCGGCGCGACGGTAGCCGCGAAGTCTTTCAGCGGCCCGAACAGGCTGGCCAAAGCTGACCCGCCGCCTGACTTCCCGAACCCGGAGAAGATCCCCGAGATGGCGTCCTTCGCGGCCTTCGCAGGGCCTGCTAGCCCAGAGATGAGCGCCACCAGACCGGACACGGCGCCCGCGAACAGTTCCGCACCCTTCGGGAGCAGCACCGTCAGGACCGGGACCAGGGGCAGCAGGGCCTCACCGAGGGACTGCTTGAACGTGTCCTTCACGGTCGACCAGACCCCGTTCAGGGTCTGCGACTGCTTCGTCATCGCCCCGCCGTAGTCCTTGTTCATCTGGGCGAACAAGGTCGGCAGGGTGTCCTTCGCGAGGAGCTTCCCCTCGGACGCCAGTTTCTGCAGTTCCGGGATCGGTTTCCCGGTCGCCTTGGCCAGCAGCGTCCATACGGGGATCCCGGCCTCGGTGATCTGGGCCAGTTCCTCCCCGGACGCCTTCCCCTTGCCGATGATCTGGTTGACGGCGAGCAGGACCCTGCCGAACCGTTCCTGATCCAGGCCGAGGGCGGCGGACGCGTTCCCCAGGGACGTCAGGGTCGGCAGGACACCCTTAGCCGAGACGCCGACACCGAGGAGTCCCCGGGCCGCGTCGACCAGCCCGGGCAGCTCGAACGGGGTGCTCGCGGCGAACTTCTTCAGGTCACCGAAGAACCGGTCCGCGACCGCCGCACCGCCGGGTAGGAGGGTGTCGAACCCGATGATGGCCTGCTCGTTCGCGGCGGCCTGCTGGATCCCGGTCTTGACGGCGAAGAACAGTCCGGCGCCGGCCGCCGCGCCACCCGCGAGCAGCCCACTCCTGGCGGCTGACCCGCCGAGCAACCCGGCCAGCAAACCACCCTTACCGCCACCACCGCCGCCTGAGGTGTCCGCGGACCGGCGGAACGCGGACGTCCACTTCCGGCCCGCTGACGCACCCTCCGCCGCCGCCGCCGCATCCTGGTCCAGACCCTCCCGGATCCCGGCCTTGACACCGGCCCCGAACGCGCGCACGAACCCTCGAGACCCGGACCGCCCAGCTGACGTCCCAGCCTTCGCGGCCTGCCCCTCAACCTCACGCCGAAGGACCGTGTCATCCGAACGCAACTGCACGAACGCCGTGACCAGTCTGCGAGCCATGTCAGGTCACCTCTCCGGTCGCGTGCGGAGACCGCCCAGACGCCAACTGCCGCAGGTACTGCTCCGCCGCGGACCCCGCGACCCGGTCCGGTGGCGCCGACTCCAGCCACTGATGCACCGTCGCCCGCGCGTCCGGGTCCAACCCGGTACACAGCACCGCCAGCAGCAGATCCAGGCCGTCAGCGCACGACAGACCGTTCAGCTGGCCGAACCCGCGAAGAACAGTTCCGCCACCTGACGGTCGTGGTCCGAGAGCACGTGTGACCTCACCAGCTGCCCAGCCGTGTTCGTCGAGGACCCACCCGCAGACGCGGAGGGCCGCCTGGTAGGGCGGTCAGTGATGACCCCGATCACCTGCTGGATCAGCCCAGACAGGGCCTCGTCGTCGGCGGCAGCCAGGTTCGACACCTCCACGAACCGCTCCCACTCGCCCGGCCCGAGGGTGGCCTGCAAGAACTCCCACATGGCCGCCATCTCGTTGCGGTCCGCCTCGGCGGTCAACTCTGCGGCTTGCCCGGTCCGGCCCTGCTTCCTGGCCATGTCCGCCCGGCGCCGGGCGGCGTCGGACTGCCGCGACTCCCACGCCATCCGCAGCAAGTTCAACGCCGACAGGCGCGCCGCGATCGTGAACGTCTCCCCGAACCAATCAAACGAGTCCAGTTCCGCGCCGGCGTCGTCGGCGGTCACATCCGCGCGGAGCCCCAACTCACCCAGATGCGTCATCTCAGGCACCCACCCGGATCGTGCCGGCCGACCACACGTAGAACGGTTGCCCCGTCGCGGGCTGCTCGAGCCCGAACGAGATGGGGTAGCGGGCGTAGTCGGAGCCCTTCTTCCGGGCGACGGTGAGGCTGCCCGTCTGGAAGCCCTGCGGGTACCACTTGCGGAGGGTGTTGTCCTCGGACTCCCAGAACAGGGCCCGCCGGACCTCGTTACCGACGGTTGGGGGGGTGTACTGCGACAGGAGGGTGGCGCCGGTCCCGGTCACGGTGGAGGTGGTGCCTCCGTTGAGGGCCAGTTCCCAGGTCTTGAGGGTGTCTTGGGCGGCGTCGAACGCGACTGCGGCTTGCCGGCCGGTGGTGACGTACCGGAGGGGGTCCAGGTACTCGGCGACCTCGATGCCGTCCGCGTTCAGTTGGTAGGAGAACTCGCTGCCTTCGGCGGTGACGCCGACTGGCACCCATGCCGCGGCGAGCGCGTCGGTGAACACGGACCCGGCGACGGTCCCGCCGGGGACGATGACGGTCCCGGTCGAGGCGCCGGAGGTGACGTTGGCGTTGACCTTGGCGTAGGAGATGGTGGTCCCGGTCTGGGCGGTGACGATGTAGACGCCGTCGAAGATGGGGTCTCCGATGGAGACGACGACGGTGGCGCCGACCGTGATCGTGTTCGCCGAGAACGTGAGGGTGACCACGTTGCTCGTGAGGGCTTTGTTGGTGACGGTCTGGGTGATGGCCGCGGGTGGGAGGGTCCCGAAGTTCCCCTTCCACAGTTTCCCGGGGCCGGTGGAGACGGCATCGTTTGGTATGAGGATGTTGGGAATGGGGTCGCCTCCTAAAGGCGGGCCACTCCTGTGCCCCCGGCGACCGGGCGGCGGTAGTGACCGGTCCGCTACGGACCTCGACCCCACGCGGATGGTATCGCAGCGCTCTGCTATCTGTCGGCTAGCAGCACTAGCCTGTCGGGTGACAAGAAGAGGCCCCCGCACGGCGGTAACCGTCGGGGGCAGGCCCACCCGAGGAGTGGACATGTCCAACCCTACGCTGACCCCTGAACGGCTCCGGCAGGTCATGGACTACGACCCGTCAATCGGGGTGTTCCGGTGGCGGGTCAAGCCGTCGAAGCGGATCCCCGCGGGGGCCGAGGCGGGCAGCATCAGCGGGATCTACCGTCTAGTCAAGATCGACGGAAGGCCCTTCCTGGCACACCGGCTTGCCTTTCTCTGGATGACGGGCGAGTGGCCGCTGGACGAGGTCGACCACAGGGACACCGACCCGCTGAACAACCGTTGGTCGAACCTGCGGGCCGCGACCGGAGCGCAGAACCGCCAGAACATGCGGCAGGCGCCTCGGAGTAACCGGTCCACGGGCCTACTTGGAGCGTCATTCGACCGCCGGACCGGGCTCTACAAGTCACAGATCATGGTGGGCGGACGTTGGTACTGGCTCGGTCGGTTCCCGACGGCTGAGGCCGCGCATGAGGCGTACTTGACGGCGAAGCGTCGGCTGCACCCGTTCTCGACCATCTAGCGCCGCTGTCCGCGGGGGGTGGCTACCATCCCAGGATGCGGTGGTACGTGGTGTGCGGGGTCCTGGTGGCCGTTCTGGCCGGGTGCGGTGGTTCGGGCGGGTCAGCCCCGGCGAGCCCGGCAGCGGCCAGTACAGCACCGCCGGTCACCCGCCAGGCCGAGCCGGCGCATCCGTTCAAGGCGTGGGCGGCGGCCAACTACCCGGGCGCTGATTGGCTACCGCATGTCGCGGGCGTCCGTGACCAGTTGCGGCAGACCTGGGTGGCGACTGACCTGTCTGCCGATCCGGCGGGGTTGGCGTCCGCGATCTGTGCTGCGGTGTCTGCGTGGCAGATCAGTGTGCGGGGCGGGTTCGGCGGGGTCCGGGTCGCGACCGCGTCCGGGGAGCGGCTAGTCCTGCGTGAGGGTCTCGCCGACCCGTGCTAGCCAGGCTGCGCGGTGACCACAAAGTCGATGAGGAACGTCTGCTCTCCACCTTCATCTCCCGCGAACACCGGGCCCTGTAGATCGGTCACTGAGATGAGCCTGACCAGTTCACCGCGGGCGGTGGTGACGGTCCCGATGCCGTACTGGTCGCCGATTGCCTTGGCGAGGGCGCGGGCGGCGCGTTCTGCGAGGGCGTAGGCGCCGCCGTCGACCTTGGACCCGGCAGCCTTGACGGCGAGCGCTACCCGCGGCTGGTCCGCGACGTCGGACAGCTGCCGGGTGGCGGGTCCGCGGAGTTCGGCCCACGCCCCTTGGGATGGGGACCGGGCGCCGTGGTGGACGCCGTTCGCGAGGGGAGCGCCGGGCCCGGTCAACCCAGGAAGCCCGTTTATCCAACTCCGAAGCGCCCCATCAACGTCGACCACCACCACTGTCACCCGGTACCGCCTTCCTCCCGGAAGATCGCCTCAACAGCGGGCACCACGAACGGCCGGTCATCCCTTGCGAACGGGGGCGGCCGACGCTTCCTGGTCCGCGGGAACTCGATGTGCTCCGGGTACGGCTCACCGGGGAACGGCGCAGCACTTGAGGTGACGGCGTCGTCGCCGACCAAGGTGTACGCGCCGCGCCGGTCCTGACCCGACTCCCACCAGATGTGCGACCGGAGCCACCCGGACGGGTGCCCCTGCGGTGTCCTCGACGGCGCACCGACCGGAGCCAACAGCTTCGCCCGCTGCACGATCCGGGCCGTCAACTGGTACAGGTAGCGGGCGGTTGGCCCGGCCGGGGAAGAGACGATCCGGTCGTACTCGCCAGCGTCGATCTCGACGCGGACACCGCCGACGTTAGGCACCGGTGACAGGGTTCCCCGACTGGTCGTACCCGGCCGGCGGTTCCTGCCCCTCCCGGACAATCGGCCGTAGAACACCGGCCTCCATCAACGCCGCGAACCCGGGGTGCGACGAAGCGACCGGGTCACCTGGCCCCCATGCGGCCACACCTTGGTAGGTCTGCATCCCGGCGTCGAACGCGACCCGCCACGCGTGCTCGTCAAGGATGGCCTGGACGAACGAGGCGGGTGGGGTTCCGGCGGATGGTTCAGCGAATACCGGCGCAGTGTCGGTCTTGTCGGTGGCCATCGGACTGTCTCCCTATGGTCGGCTACTGCTGTCCGGTGTACAGGGTAGGGCGGGTGGCCGTTACTGCGTCGGGAGTGTGGTGTCCGCCCACGCCGGCTTGGCCGGGAACGACCATGCCGGGACCAAGGTTGGTGTCGTGTCAGGGTCGGGGGTGGTGGTTCCGCCGCCGCCGGCGCCCCGGTTCAGGGCGCCCGCTTCCTTGCACGCCTGGTCGGCCTGCGCCCCGAGCTGCTCGTAGACGGCGACGTCAGCGTCCCGCTCCGGATAGGCCAGTTCCGCGAGGTACGCGGCCCGTAACGCTGCCGCCCCGTTCGCTGCCCGGTGCGCGAGCGCCACCACCGGCAGGCCCGTGCATGCGATGGTCCGGCCGACCGCGACCTCGATCAGGTACAGCATCTGCTCGTCCGTGGGGGTCGTCAGCGCGGTGAACGTGCCGACGTAGTCATCGAGGACGCCGACTTCCCGGGTCCGGGTCGGGATCAGGGCCCCGACCTCCCGCAGCGTCGGCGTCCAAGGCTGCGGATCGAGGTCGGGGTCGGTGGTGGAGACGGCGTTGACGGTCTGTTCGGACACGTCTGCGGTGCCGCCGACCGTCCAGGACCACAGAAAATGCCAGAGGCCCGCGACGGTGAGTGGGTGCCGGACCCGGTACACACCCGTCGTGATGACGACGACGGTCGCTGAGGCGCCGGTCCCGCCGGGTGGGGTCGCGACGCACGTCGGTAGAGCGTCCGCTGCCGTCAGGGCACCGGTGTCTTCGGCGCGGACCCGGAGGGTGAGACGGGCCGCGTCCCCGACCTGCAGTTCAGCCACGTTCCCCTGCTTCCGTCGTCGTCCTGGGGCGGTCCCGGTCAACGGTACTGGCCGGACCGTCGAGCATCACTGTGCTGCGGCCGCGGTCTGCTGCGACCGCGGCAGGCGGCCCGTCGACGGTGACGGTGGACCTAGACCGTTCAAGAGTGACCACGCCGTACCCGGCCGGCCCTAACGCGGTGGACACGTCGGCGAGCGCGACCCGCGTCCAGCGGAGCACCGGCCGCGGCGTGTGGGTGGCGGGCAGCAGGGTCCGGCGGCGCTGCTGCTCGAGCATGAGCAGGGGGTCCGCGTCGACTGCCGTGGGCGGGCCGGGCATCGGTGGGCGGGTGATGTCCCGGACCCGCCATCCGGTCAGTCCTTCGCGGTGCCGGGCGGTGTCGTCCTGGCCTCCGAGCAGCGGCGGCTCAAGCAGTGCCGCGGACAGGACACCTTGGTCGGTGAGGTACGCCCGCTGCGGGGTCCTCTTGTCGGGGCGTTGCGGGGCGGTGTTGTAGAGGTGCCAGTAGGGGCCTCCTGCGCCGTACGCGGCCGTGAGCGGGTCATCTGGGGTGCCGGCAGGGTCGGCGCCTGCGGGACGCTGTGGGGGCTGCTGGCGGCGGTCGGCGGCCCACGCCGCGAGCATCGCGGGCCAGCGGGGCCCGGCCTGGGTCGGGTCGAACACGGCCGCAGTCGACTGGTCCACGAACTGGGTGCGGTCCCTGGACCATCCCGGGCGGACGTACGCAGCGGCTGCGGGCCGTCCGGGGCCTGCCGTGGTCGGGTCGAACCCAGATGCCGGGGTGGACTGGTCAGCGACCGGGAGCCCGGTCCTGGTCCACCCGGGCCGTGCGTACGCCGCGACCGACGGGCGGGCCGGCGCCAGGGTCGGGTCATAGTCGGCCACGGTCGTCGACTGATCCGCCTGCACCGGTCGGGGGGCGACGGTTTGGCGGCGGTCGACGTGAGTGGCGGGGACGTTGACTCGTGCCCCGGCCGTCGCGGCACCCAAGAGCGGCGACTCCAGCAGGGCGGCGTCGAGTAGGCCGGGGCTGCTGGCCTCCCGCTCCGGCTGGACCGGCGCCCAAGTCCTCGGGGTGTGGCTGGCTGGGACGTTGACCCGTTTCCCCGTCTCGCCGCCACCGAGCAGGGCACCTTCCAGCAGCGCCGCGTCCGACAGGCCCACCACCGGCGCAGGTCTGGTCTGCGGCTGGGCCACGTCACGACGCCACCCGACAACCGGCGCCGGTGCGGGGACCTCGGCCGGCGACTGGTCCGGTACGGGCAACCTCAAGGTCGGGGCCTGCCAGCCCGGGCGGGCGTGGGTGGCCGCCGCGGGCCATGCCCGGGTCAGAGTCGTCGGATCCAGCGCAGCGGCCGCCTCGTCCGGGACCGACCGCAGCAGCGGCTGCACCAGCTGGCTGGCCACGCGGTTGACGGCTGCGGGTGGGGTCTGCCGCAGCAGCGGCACCTCAAGCAGCGGGACATCCAACAGGCCCGGGCTGGACGCCGCCCGCAGCGGCTGCACCGGCGCCCAGGTCCGGGGCGCGTGTGTGACCGGGGTCCGGGCACGCGACTCGGTTGTCGCGTCACCGAGCAACTCCAGTTCGAGCAGCTGCTCCAGCAGGCCGGGGGGGCTGGCGTAGGGCCGTTGCACGGGCCTGGACGGGGGGGCCGTGGTCGGCTGCTGGCGGGCACCCATGGTGACGTCGGCGGCTACCGGCTGGTCCGGGACCGGTCGGACCCCGGCGGGCCTAACCCACGATGCCCGGGTGTGTGTGGCCGCGGCAAGCCGGGCTCGGGTGTCGACCAGTGATGCCGGGTCGAACGGCGCCGCAGCCGTCGACACGTCCAGTCGGTGGGTCCGCTGCTGCGGAGCCCAGACCCGCGGCGCGTGGGTCGCCGGGGCCAGCAGCGCCGTCCGGCGGCCGGTCAAGATCAGCGGGTCAGCGGGTGACCCCTGCACCGGCGCCCGCGTGAACGGCACCCCGTACGCGTCGGCGAACACCCAGTCCGTCGCGGCGGTGTGGCCGTCCCACGTGCCCCAGCCCTCGACGTAGCCGGGCCGCTCGCCGCCGTTCACCTCAGCCACGAACTACACCCCCCGGGTCAGTAGCAGATGACGTAGATGACGCCTTGCCCGCCGTCACCACCGGCACCCGAACTGCCAGTCGCATCGACCGACGCACCACCGCCTCCGCCGCCGCCCGCCGGGTACCCGCCGGCGCCGCCGTTACCGCCCGCGCCGGTCAAGTTCGAACCGCCGCCCGCACCACCCGCGCCGCCCTGAGTCAGGGACCCGAACCCGCGACCGATGTCACCGAAACCACCGCCAGCGACACCACCAACGTTGGCCTGCCAACCGCCGCCCAAGTTCTGGTTCCCACCCGCGCCACCGGCGGACTGCGCGTTCCCCGTCGTGATGCCACCCGCCGACCCGCCGCCGCACGCCGCCAGAGACCCGACCGCGTTCGCTGTCGTCCCCGCCGCCGCGGCACCCACCAGCCCCGTCGTCGAAGCCGCGGTACCCGCCAACCCCAGGACACTGCCCGTGGTCGGGGCACCAGCACCCAGACCATTCGTCGCCGACCCACCACCACCGCCCTGACCCGGGCCGGCCTGAACCCACGTGATCAAGACACCGTTCTCCATGTACTGGACCGTCGTAGCGCCACCCGCGCCGCCCGCGTTCCCGTTCGTCGAGTCCGTCGCCTGCGCCGCGCCACCAGCGCCACCCACACCCGGAGTCAGGACCAGCTCACCCGGCAGGTCATCGATCGCTACATCGACCTCGGTCCGGGACCCACCCGACCCGCTACCACCACCGCACCGCACACTCGCGGCGGCACCCTTCCGACCCGACCCGCCACCACCGCCACCCGCCCAGCAAACGAACCTGACCCGGGAGTAAGGGCCGTCCGGGGGCTGCCACGGCACCGGCGTCGTCTGGTTCCCGACCGGCAGATACGCCTCGTAGAACGAGTTGCTCGACCCGCCCGGGAACCCGAACGCCTCAGTCATCAGCTGCCGCCCATGTCAGAGGTCGCCACCGAACGCGAACACCTTCAGCACCCCGACCGTGGGAGCGACCGTGACCGCCGCCCGCAACGACCAACTGGCGTTCGGCAGGTACAGGTTCGGGTACCGCTGGCTGACCCGGAACGCATCGACCGTGGCGCTCGCCGCGGCCGGGTTCCCCAGATCGAAGCTGTCCCAGAAGTGCGCGGTCGTCCCGTCATGCAAGAACAGGTTCAAGATGCTGTCCGCCGGGTCACCCGTGCTGATCACCGTGATCCGCAGAATCCGGGTCCCCGCCGCCACCCCCGTCAGGATCGTGACAAGCGTGCCCGTCCCATCCCGGGCCGTGTTCGCGACCGACACATCCCCGACACCCGTCCGCAGCGTCCCCAGGAACCCGGGTGTAGCTGCCACGTCAGCCTCCTCAGACCTGCTCGGCGCAAGCCGGGCACAGCGTTCCCTGCGGGGGCCGCCAGTCGCTGGCGTACCCGTTTGACACGACAGTCCGCTTGCACAATGCCTTGCCGTACGTCAGGCCCGTCACGCTGTCCGGCGGACCAGCGGACCCCGGCCGCACGACATGCCACCAGCCCATCGCCCGCCGCCCGTCCTCCACCCCGAGGACGGCGAGCTTTCCACCCACCCGGATCAACTGCGCCAGACCCGCCACGTCACACCTGCAACGAGCCGGCGAGGGCCTCGACCTGACCCCGGTGCTCCACCAACCTGGCCGCGTACGCCCGACCCAACGCGACCGCCGCCTGGTAGTCGTCGACCTCACGCAACTGATCCGGCAGCATCCGATCCGGCGACACGAGCCGCACGTGGAACACCCGCCGCGACGGATGGACCCGCACCTCAGGCTGCCCGTCCACCGTCACGACCTGCTCACCGCCGCCGATGTCGACCATGTCCACGGACGCCGCGACCGTCCCGTCCGGCAGCCGAACCTCAGCCGACCGGATCAGAACAACCACACCGTCGTCAGCCACTACGCCGCGTATTCCAACCACTCTACGCCTGTGGTGAACTGCGCCGCCGCCGGGGCAGTCGCGAACTTCACCGCAGCGAACCCAGCAGCGGACCCGACGAGCAGCCACCGCGCCTCCGGGACCGGCAGATACAGGATCCCGTTGACGACGTTGAAACCCTCGGACCAGATGGTCGCCGCGATGGTCCCCTCAGCGGAGGCCGTGATCCCGGTCGCCGACACACCACCGACGCACTTGCTGGCCTGCATCCCGTTCCCCAGCGGCGCCGGAGTCGCAGACGTCACCGTGGACGCGGACGAGTTCCGGTTCAGCTGCAGCCGGGTCTGACCCGAGGTCGTGACGTTGTCCTGGTTGGCCCAGCATCGGGTCACCTCGATCGCGCTGGCGGCTGGCGCCAACACCTGCTGGGTGGTGATCGCGGTGGACGTCGAAACGCCCTGCCGGATCAGGTTGTACGCCCCACTCGGTGCCGCCATCTTGTAATCCTCTCGAAGGTGCTGTCACGCCGACTATCTGAAGTTGAAGTGGTCCGGGGCCCGGCGGCAGGGATTGCCGTGCGATTGGGGTCGAGGGCTGGATCGAAGATCCACCCCACCGCCGGGGCCCGGAGATCAGGTGGTGTGCGCGGCCCGCCCGAACGTCACGAGCTGCGCCAGCACCGACATCGGGAACACGCCGGAGTCGACGACCTCACCCTTCAACACGGTCACCCACCCGCCCGACGTGTTCGCGTCCCGGGCGCCGACCTTCACAGTCCCGCCTTTCGGGTGGTCCTTGACCCACTCGTCACCCAGGTACAGCGAGTTGTCCAGGGTCATCGTGAACGCCACCGGCGCCGCCGGATCCCCAGCCTCAGCTGGGACAGCATCATCATCGTTCGGCCTCGTCGTCGCCATGGTCAGGCTCCCGTCACCTTCACGCCCGAGTTGGGTTCCTGCGCAGCCGGCACCACCGGGCGCCGGCCACGGATCAGCCACGAATCGTTCGCGGACGGGTTCCGCCGGGACCACACCTCGATACCCGACGCCGGGTCACCCGCGTACTCCGGGCTGGGCACGTTCTCGTAACCGAGGAACCCGAACTGGTTCGTGTCGATCACCATCACCGTCACACCAGACGGCATCCGGCTCGCGGGCACCGACACCAGCTCCAGGCCGGCGATGACCTTCACGTCACCCGAGTTGGTGACCACGTTCGTCGACTCCCTGGCCAGACCGGAGATGACCTTCTGGTTCGCAACCAGCCGGGCGTACAGGGTCTTGGTGACGAACACCTTGTCCGCCATGTACCCCTGCCCCAAGTCCTCAATGATCGACTGGGCGAGCATCAGGTCCAGGAACGGGTCAGCGGTGGCGGTGTTCCAAGCGAAGGCCGCCGCCTGCGTCTGCGTGATCGCTGCGGCCGCCGCAGCGAGGCAGACGGTGTCGACCTGCTGCGCCATCTGGTTCGTCACCTTGATCAGCGCACGGTCCAAGACCGGGAACCTCATCCGGCCGATCGCCTCATCGGTGATCGGGACGTCCTGGCCCCACTTCGTGACCGTCGCCAGAGACGCAGCCGAGATCCCGGCCAGCGCCCGCGGGTACTCCGCGCCCGGGGTGACCGCTTCCGGGACCCGATCGGTGAAGATCGACTCCGACACTTCGTAGGCAACCGCCCCACCGGACGCCTCAACGGTGGTCGTGAACAGCTGGTCCGCGATGAACTGCGCCTCGGAGATGGTCCGCAGCCGCCGCGCGAGCGCGGTCGGGTTAGACAGGAGCCGGTGGATGGTGAGGATGTCACCGGTCAGCGTCGCCGCTGCCGGGGGCTCGTAGATGGGCATCGGTTACGCCCTCCAAGCGACTCGAAGGGGGTTCCCGACGGTGGCGCCTTCGATGGCGACGCCGAGGAACGACTGGGGGTTGTCCGTCGCGGTGGTCGCCGTGGTGACCTGCCCGGCCGCGGCGGACCGGACGACCGCGCCGGCGGTGATGGTGCCGGACGCGATCGGGCGCTGGACGCCGCCGCGGGACACGTTGACCCGGGCGCCGACAGCGGCGTCGTGGGTCGCGATCCCGACGATCGGCTCGGTGGTGGTCCCGGCGGAAGGGCCGACGGTCCCGGCACCGGTCAGGGTCAGGACCTGACCGCCGACGACGGCGGCGGACGCCGTGTACGTGTAGTCGGCGCCCGGCTGCGCGGTGGGGGTGTAGTCAGGCACGGGTCACCGCCTTCCCGTCAGCGTCGACCCAGCCAGCCGCCTGCATGAGGCGGTCGATGTCGTCGAGTCCGTCGACGCCCGGGGTTCCGGTCGCCCCGGAGGCACGGACCGGCATCGCCGACCCCGCCGCCAGCGACGCCAGGATCTCCGTGGTCACGTCGGGGGCCTTGTCGTACCGGGCCTCCCACGTCTCCAACTGAGCCGGTGTGATCTTCCCGTCGTCGAGGGCGGCCTTGATGACCTGCGACCTGGTGTCCGCGGCGTCACGGGCGTTGCGGGTCGCGAGCTGCCCGGACAGGTCCCGGATGATCTCGTCCCGGGGGGCGAGGGCTGCGGCGACCTTCTCCGCGACGAGCGCGTCAAGGGCTGCTGGATGGTCGGGTGGTGACTGCTGCTGGTCACCCGGGGCCGGCAGAGCCGGGTCCAGGGTGGGCGGAGCATGCGCGGGGGTCGCGGCCTTCTCGGACAGTGCCTGGAGAGCCGCCTCGACGGCCTCGTCTGTCGCGTCGTCGGCAACCCCCAGCAGCTCACGCATCTTGGGCGTGATGTCTGCCAAGGTCGGTGTGTCCTCTCGAGGTGAACCGTGTCGGTTCCCTCGACCCCGTGCTGATGGTAAGGCATGACCCGTTGGGGTGTCGCCGGACGCTGCGGCGATCTTCCCGGGCTGGAATTCCATGGTGCCCCGCTCGGCCGGCCCGAACGTGAACGCGCCGTTCGCTTCGCTCCAGGGGACCCGCCACACGACGTCGTCGACGGCCCACGACTCGACCATCAGGTAGTCGGTGCCCAGCTCGTCGATGTACACGTCGTAGCCGAGGGCGCCGTCGGTCCGAGCCCACGCGTCGAACGCGGGCCAGATCCCGTCCAGCGGGGCAGACGCGGTGACCCTGACCGGGCGGATGTGCTGCCCGTTCACCTCGACCGGCCGGGACGGTGCCCCGTTCGGGCCGGCGAGGGTGGCGTACCGGACCGCACCGGGCCGGACATCGGTGGGGGGCATGGGTTCTCCGATCGTTGCGGCCACCCGGCGGGCGGCGACGTACCCCGGCTCGTCTGCCGAGGGAGTGACACCGAGCAGACGCGGGACGTCCGCGAGGGACCCCACAGCCGGGGCTGTCACCCCGAGCAGCGCCAGCCCGGTCGTGACCATCGCGTACGCCTGCCCGTCGGGGGTGATGACCGCCAGCTCAGCCTCGACAGACCTGCGTGGGTAGGCGCCGGTCATCACCTCGGCCAGCCATTCGGGGACGTCGGTGAGGTCCCCGATCAGGGCCTGCCCGTCTTCGGAGGCCCGCAGGTTCCGGATGGTCCCGAGCGCTGGTTCCCCGTCACCGTTGAAGCGGGGGTCGGTGTGCCCGAGTTTCACGATGGGCGGCGCGAATGAGGGGTCGTGCTGGGCTCGGACGGCGTCCTCGATCTGGCTGGGGGTGCAGTCCCAGTCGCCGGTGGAGGTGTGCCAGGTCCCGACGCGGGCGATCTCGACGGCAGGGACGGTGGTCAGAGGCATCAGGGTTACCGGCCCTTCGGCTTGCAGGGTCCTGAGTGGCGGTGCCCGAACCGGCATCCGCCCCGGGCCGTGGACCAGCCCCACACCTTGAAACCGCGGTCACAACGGCGGGGCCGGGTGCCGTAGTCGCTCCACTTCCAAGGCATCCGGTTCTCCTACTCCCACACCGGGATCAACACGCCCCGGCACCGGTACCGACCCAGGCACAGCCCGTACCCGCCGGTCGGGTAGTCCTCCGCCGCCGCATCGAACGATGCGTACTCCACCCCGTCGTTACCAGCGCACGGCGCGCACGTGTTCGCGTCCCGGATCTCGCTCGCCACCCACCTCGTCACCGGCGGCGCCGCGACCGCGACCGCCGCCCGCCCAGCGTTGACCCCACCGTTCACCGCCCCCGCCAACACATCCGACTCAACCGCACCGGTCAGGCCCTCAAGGAACGCCGCGACCTGGTCCGCGACCGCTGCCGGGTCCGCGGCGGGACCGGCGAGTCGCAACGCCTCCCGGCCGGCGGACGCCACCATCCCCGCCCCCAGGACCGCGGCGAACCCGGCAGCCGCCTCAGTCAGCGGCCGCTCGTCTAGGACGACGTCCCCGACGGTCACACCCTGCGCGGCCGCCTCCATCCCAGCCAGCCGGGCAGCCGCGTCGGCCGACTCGAGCATCGCGGCCCCGATGATGACCTCCGCGTCACCCGTGTCGAGGGTGATGCCGGCGAGCGCCGCGAGCCCAGCCCCGGCCAGTGCCGCTTCGACCGCGTCACGCAGCTGCGCACGCTGCCCCGCCTGCACCTGGGGCCACGCCCGGAGCAGATCCCCCAGGACCCGGTTCGTGGCCTCGTCCAGCGATTGAGGGTCGAACCCGGCTTTCGCCTCGATCGTGGTCAGGGGCCGCCGGTAGGGCCAGCCAGAGTCCTGCGTGACGGCCCCGCCGACTGATTCGTTCGCGGCCTTCACCGGGACCGGGGGAACCGGGGGAACGACGGGGACCGGGCTCACAGTCGGCTTCTCGGGGAGCTGGTACGTCTCCCGGACCCACGCCTCAAGGTCCGGGTCCGCGGTGAGCGCCCCTTCCTTCAGCAGGCCCGAGACGGTGACGGCGAGGGCCTCCTCGGAGCCGGCGACGTCACCGACCACGACCGCGGGACTGTTGGCTTGGTCGCCCTCGTTCAGGTCCGTCAGGCGGACACACAACTCCGTCGCGGTCTCCGCGAGCTGGGCGGCGACACCCTGCAACGCCATCCCCAGGATGTCGAGGAACGACGTGCCGAGCGCCCTTGACCCGTTCGACGTGGACCCCAGATCGAGGACGCTGGCCAGCATGCTCCTGGCCATCTGCTCGTCGTAATACCTGAGCAACGCGATCCCGTCCGGGGGGTTCCCCTCCGGCGCCACCAGCCGCAGCCGGAACCCAGGCGGCAACGTGATCCCCGCCTCATCCCCGACCCGGATCTGCGCGACCGCAGCATTCGCGGCGTTGATCTCACCCTGCGTCGGGACCGACCCCGGCAGAACCTCCGCCGTCGGGACAGCAGTCCCGAACCGGCGCTGCGCCGTCGCCGACACCCGCATCTGGTCCTGCTTCAACAGCCACGGACCGAACGACGCCCGCAGCAGCGAACTCCCCCACCACGCGGCGCCCTCCCGGTCGTGGGCGTACCAGAGCAGGTCCTCCGCGGCCAGGACCACCGTCCGGGAGCCCCTCTGCTCGGGCGCCGCTTCCTGCTCGACGGACAGGAGGTTCCCGTCCGGGTCGACGTTGATCGCGAGCAGGCTTGTCGGCATCCGTTCCGGGAGCCCAGCCAGGTACGCCCGCCGGTCCCGGACCTCGTAGTACGGGTAGAACGGCATGTGCCCGAACACCAGCATCAGCGACGCCATCCGCAGGTGCTCACGCCATTTCACGCCCCGCCGGCGTAGGGGGCCGGGCTGGTCGGGTTGGCCGAGGACGGGCAGGCCGAGGGAGTCAGCGCAGACCTTCACCATCGCGGGTGACGCGCCGCGGGGGTCTACCCTCCACCGCCCGGACACGACGGGGTGGAGGTAGGCGGACAGGCTGGACCGGATGACGGGGTCGTGCCGCATCCGACCGTAGGTGGAAACCGATAGGGGCCATTGGAGGTCGGGGACATGCTCGGACGGGTCGAACCCGCCGCCGATCAGGCCCCCGGTCGCGGACCCGGACAGCGACCCGAGGGGCCGCAGGATCGCGTCGGCTACTGGCATCCGCTGCTCCCGGGTCCGATCATGCGTGGACCCTCAACCCCGACGGCAGTATGCCAGCAGCGGACTGCCGGATGAATCGACCATCGCTGCTGGCCGCTCGGTAGACTAGAGGCAGACAGAGAAGCGCCCCGGCACCGCGTCAACGGTCCGGGGCAGGCCCACCAAGGAAGGGTGGACATGTCCAAGGCTAACTTCACTCCCGATGCCGGGCACAGCCGGAGGCGAGGCGCCCGGTTCAGGAACCGGGCGGCCATAGACGCGCAGTACGCGGACTGGCTCGCTCGGACAGGTAACCCCACCAAGCCAGGCAAGGTTGCGCCTCGACGGACTCCCCGGTCAGGACCCGTAACCGTCAGATCAGCGGGAGGCACCACATCGGTTGTGCCAGCGCTGAGTCCCGCTGATCTGCGGAAGGTGGTGAAGGAACGACGGTCCATCCCGGACGGTCAGCGTGCACGGATCTCCCGCCGCGACCGCGGCATGTGCCGCTACTGCGGGTCAGGCGCCCCCCACCATATCGACCACGTGATACCTGTCGCTCTTGGCGGCCCGACCACAGACCGGAACCTTGTGCTTGCCTGCGTCGACTGCAACCAGCGCAAGAGCGACAGCGTGTGGCGCCCTCTGCCTATCGGCCACTACCTCCGGTAGCCATCATCTCTTGGCACGGGGGGATCGACTCATCGGAGTGGCACCTGCATGTGCACTCGGCCGCGACGCCAGGGACTGACTTCCACCAGGCGCGCCTGCCATCGATGTAGCAGGGTCGGCGGGTCCAGTCGAATTGCCATGACAACCTGAGCAGGCGTCGCCTCACCTCTGCACCATATCGGCTACTAGGGCTGCCCGGACGTGGCCGTGCCCCCGGCCACCGGGGGGTGGGCGGGGGCACAGTGCGGGGGTCAGACCGGTCC